CGCTCGCATCGCCGATCTGGAGGCCGAACTGCGCGAACTGCGGCGGCTGACCACGCCGGAGCCGATCAGCGACCTACATAAAGACGGCAATTGGTGGCTGGTTTGGGAGCCGGGGTGGGAGGGGTGGTATAAAGTGCGCTGGCGGCATGAAAGCTGGCTTTTGGGCGGCGTGCTGTTTTCGGGCACGCCCACCCACGCCCTGCCCATGCCGCCTGCGCCGGAGGTGCCGAATGCGTGATCCGTTCACAGATCCGCAGCCGGGGGGCGTAGTCGAACTGACGCCGGGGTGGACTCGGACAGTAACCCGGCGCGGGGAAGACGCATGAAGACGGCATTGGTGATGCTGCACGGCTTGTGGTGTGCGATCACGCTGTCGCTTCTAGCTTTATACTTTGCCTCAACCAATCAATACCCTATCTGGCTAAGGCTACTTGCGATAGGAGCTTTTATTGGAACCGCTTTCTGCGCCTTTATTGTCGGCGTATGGATCAAGCGGACGTTCTAGCCCGCATCCGCGCCCAGCAACTGCGCTGCACGACTGGTTCGCAGAGGAATTTTTACTGGAGGAAGATATGAGAAAAACGAGACCGCCGCTGAACGTGGAGCAGCAGCGGGCATTAGTGCAAACGCGGCGCACGGCCACACTGGCGGCGCTATCGCTGATCCGCGTCGGCTCGACGCCGCAAGACCTGCACGAGAGGATTCGGGCCGCTGGGGTCGAGGCGGGGCTGTGGTTGGATGCAGTGGAGAGGGTGAGGAAGATTGAGGCCAGCGCGGTTATGTCCGCGGCGAGGGGGGAGGAGTGAGGGATGACGATCAATCAGATACACCTAGAAGCCGCCCTCGCCGACCCCTTGGTCAAGGCCGAGATCATCGACCTGATCTACCGCAACGTGGCCGATTGGGCGTGGCCTGCGGCGTACATGAAACTGGCATCGCCGGAGGAATGGCGGAAGGCGGTGAAGGGATGACCCGCACTTGTCGCCTCTGCGGCCAACCTCGCCACGAAAAATCATCCATGCCGCTGTGTCACGCGCATCTCAACGAATACCGCCGAGCGCAAGACAAGCGCCGACGTGGACCGGCCAAGCGACGTGGAGGAAAATATCAACCGAAGTGCAAGCATTGCGGCGAGCCGCGCCGGGAGGGCATTCAGTACGCCCTTTGCGCGGAGCACTACCGCGAGATGCTCGCACAGCGGGCTCGCGCCAAGGGCATTCCGCCGCGTCGGTACTTTGACCCGCAAAAATGCACTAGGTGCGACGAGCCGCGCACGCAGTATGGTTCGCTTTGCCTTGCCTGTGACCGAGCGGCGAAGGAAGCGAAGCGCCGCGAGATGGGCATTGCGCCGAGGGCTGCGGCGAAGCCGAAGGTCTGCCGAATCTGCGGGTCCGCTGGTCCACTGGCGACGGCGACTGGCAAGTTGTGCGTTTGGTGCTCCGAACAGCGCAGGGCGGGGAATGCCACCAAAAAGAAACTCACCAAGGCGGCGGTGCATAAGCAGATGGCCCCTCCGGCTCCCCGGTGGAATACGGCGTTCTCCGGCAAGGGCCTGGGCGGGGTCGCGCAGAAGCCGGTGACGGTCGTCGATATTGTTATCGGCCCCGAAGCCTTCGAGCGGCCCAAGCCGGTGGACATTCGCGGGCACAAGGTGACGCGGGTTCCGGCGGCGGGGGAGGGGGAGCGGTGACAATTGCCCACTGCCGCGCCGAGCAACTGCGCTGCGCGGCGCTTTACCCGGACCCCGGCGCATGGCTGGGATGTCATGACAATTTTGCAGAGGAGTATTTAATGGAGCAGGAGTTGGAATACAGTCAATTTTTACAGGCCAAGCACGTGCAGGCCGAGCCGTCCGGGTTCATTCCGCAACGGCCAATAAACCAAAAAGCGTTTGAGTTTCAGCGGCATATCGTCGACCGAGGACTCCGCGCCGGGAAGTTCGCGCTGTTCTCCGAGTGCGGCACGGGCAAGACACTCATGCAGCTCGAATGGGCCGATCACGTCGCGTCATATACGGGGCGCGATGTCCTAATACTCGCACCGCTTGCCGTCGCGCCGCAAACGAAGGAAGAGGGCGCGAAGTTCGGCATCAATGTCACTCTTTGCCGTCAGCAATCCGACGTAAGGCCGGGGCTGAACGTCACAAACTACGAAATGCTGAAGCACTTTGACGCCTCGAAGTTCGCGGGCGTAGTCCTTGACGAGTCCAGTATCTTGAAGAACTTCACGGGCGCGACGAAGCGGCTGGTGATGGAGATGTTTGACGGGACGCCGTACAAACTGGCATGCACTGCTACACCAGCGCCGAACGATCACCTTGAACTGGGCAACCACGCGCAATTCCTTGACGTTATGGGGTCGAACCAGATGATATCCCGCTGGTTCCTGAACGATTCTATGAAGGCGGGAGGCTATCGACTGAAACATCACGCGGCGGATGACTTCTGGCGATGGGTGGCATCGTGGTCCGTCTGCATCGAAAAGCCTTCCGATATCGGCTTTAGTGACGACGGATGGAACATGCCAGCGCTGAACATACACCAGCATATCGTTCCCGTAGACATCACGGCCGGTGCGGAAGGCAAGTTGTACCGCCACGCGGATCTGTCAGCTACGGGGCTACATAAAGAGATGCGATTGACTGCTGGCGACCGGGCGCGGCGCGTGGCCGAGATCGTCAACGGGGCGAAGTCGGATCCGTGGATCGTCTGGTGCAATACCGATTACGAGGCCGCCGAACTGATCAACCTCCTGCCCGACGCCATCGAGGTATCAGGCAGCGACTCTCTGGCAGAGAAAGAGCGCAAGCTTATGGCGTTCACTCACGGCCTAGAGCGCGTAATCATTACCAAGCCAAAGATCGCGGCTTTCGGGCTGAACTGGCAGCACTGCGCGAGTATGGCGTTCGTTGGTCTTAGCTACTCCTACGAGGCGATGTATCAGGCCATCCGCCGCTCGTGGCGGTTTGGGCAACAGCGACCAGTTCAGGCGCACATCGTAACGGCCGAGACGGAAGGCCCGGTGCTCGAAACGATCAAAGACAAGCAGCGCAAGCACCTTGAAATGAAGGCCGCAATGGTCAACGCTATGAAGACCGTAGGCGGGCAACGCGGCATCAATCAACCAACGAAATACACGCCAACAAAGAGGATGGAGATACCAGCATGGTTATAAATCAGGAACACGGCAAGAGATGGGCGATGTATAACGGCGACTGCTGTCAAGTCGTCAAGGATATTCCGAGCGACAGCGTGGGGCTGGCGGTGTTTTCTCCGCCATTCTCGTCGCTCTACATCTATTCGGACAGCGAGGCCGACATGGGAAACTGCAAGGACGACGAGGAGTTCTTTGAGCACTTTTCCTTCCTGCTGCCCGAGCTGTACCGGATCACCATTCCGGGGCGGCTTTGCGCCATCCACTGCAAGGACTTGCCTCTGTACCGTGGTAGTGACGGCGCGGCAGGGCTGACTGACTTCCCCGGCCAGATCATCGTTGCCATGCAGAAAGCCGGGTGGACGTTTCACTCTCGCTGTACCGTGTGGAAGTGCCCTGTGACCGAACGCGAGCGCACAAACAACTCCGGCCTGCTGCATAAGTCCGTCATGTCCGACTCCTCCCAGATTCGTATGGGCATGGCCGACTATGTCATCGTGTTCCGAAAGTCGCCCATTGGCGACGATAACCGGAGCGATGTGCCGATTGAGAGGCCGAAGGGATTCACTCGGTTTATTGGTGACCCCGCGCAGGACCCGCGCAAGAGCGACAGCCACCCGTCGAAGTTTTCCCGCAAAGGTATAGGGCTAGAGCAAGGGACCGCGGGCGAGATCGTCGACCGTTCCAACATCGTCATTTGGCGGCGCTACGCTGAGCCGGTTTGGTGGGATATCGACCAGACGGACGTGCTGAACTTCAAGATTGCCAAGGAGGCGGAGGACGAGAAGCACATTTGCCCGCTTCAACTCGGGCTGATCCGGCGCATTGTCGAGCTGTGGAGCGCTCCGGGAGATGTGGTTTTTTCGCCATTCGGCGGAGTCGGCAGCGAAGGAGTTGTGGCAATAGAGGAGGGTCGAAAGTACGTTGGAATCGAGTTAAAGGAGTCGTATTGGCGTTATGCCGTGCGCTATTTGAAGGACGCGGAGTATGCCGGCGAAGGCCAGATTGACATGTTCGCGGAGGCCGCCAATGACTAACCAAGTTCAAGACTTGAAGCGCGATTCCGCCCGCCTGACCTGGCTGATCGACGAGGCGCTGGAGGGCCGCCAGCATCTGGACGCAAGCGTGCAGCGAAAGTACGCACGCCAGTACATTGATTTGATGATGGCGATGGCGAGCGGGCGCGAGGCGTGAAATGAGCATACCGTTGATGGAAATCGAACTAAAGGTCATCGAGGCACTGCGGGAGGAATTTAAGCGAAATCAGTGGTGCGAGGAGATGTACGCTGCGGTGTCATGGTCCAAGGTCAGGCAACAGTGGGATGTGGTCTGGCACGAGGAAGCCTATATGCAGCGTCATGTCTCCGACCCCGACCGCAACACTGCCATCGACAAGGCGAGAGGTGTCAAATGAGCATGTACGTCCGCCGCAAGACGCCCGAGGATGCCGCGGCAGCACAAGCCGAGCACGAGATCACCCGTCCGTATCTCGAACGCCGGATCGC